GTTGCGGTCGGCGTTGCGGTCGGCGTTGCGGTCGGCGTTGCGGTCGGCGTTGCGGTCGGCGTTGGGGTTGACGTCTGCGTCGGGGTTGGAGTTATTGGCAAGTCTATCCGTGTAAAATCATGAGTGACTAAAAGATTTCCTCTTAGATACGTTCTACTCGAATACTGATTCGTAACTTGTAAATCATAATCATAAATGCCTCCTGGCATTTTCATTCTATCTCCACTTATTTCGGCAAGAGTAATTGAGTCACTATTGACACTAACATTTCCAAGTGACATTGACCACCTAAGAACAATCGCATAGTTTTTTTTATTCAATATATGCAATTCGACCGCTGTGGCATTACTAAAATCCACATAATTTCCAGATTGATCCTTAACTTTTAAAGTAATCGGACCATAAGTATCCCCTCTATAAGCATCTGGCAAATTATAATTAGCTGGCGTCATATATATTTATAATAAAAGCAAAACAATAAGCTTTAATAAAATTACACTTCTTCACTGCAAAACTCTCGATTAAAATAAAAAAAATAAATATTTAAAAAAAAACCCCGACTCGCATCGGGGCTTTTTCTAATTTTATATTTCTTTATATTAAACAATGATACCTGCAACTGCGCGAGCATCAAGTCCAACACGACCCTCTTCGAGTCCACCATAGAAACCAACTTTGCCAGAGCGAGCCAAAAATTGGTCATCAGGGCGAAGATTAAAGCTTCCGCCGGTCTCAGCGTTAACAGCCAAAGTGCGGATAAATGATCTGCGGGAGCGATCAATTCCAACAAGGATCTGGTCGCTAGGGGTTGCGTCAAATGCGGTGCCACCATAGGTTTTACCACTTGAAAGCTCTTTGAAGAGAACGTTGTATTTAGCGCCAACTCCAAGCTCAAGAAGCTCATGAAGCGTAACGCCCCAGATATCTGACATGCCAGCGGCACTGAAGATTCTTTCACGAACTGAATCAGTGAGAGGAATACCAGTAGTATTTGTGCTGATGCCTCTTGAACTATTCACTGGATTATAAGCAAATCCACGAATGGTCTCCATGATTTCAGGAGAAACATAGAGATCAGTCAAACCGCGACCCTCATTGCCAACTGGAGTTGCGCCATTATAGGCAGCATTCAATCTCTTGAGAAGAGTAATCGCCTTGTTGATATCGTCAACTTGGAAAGTATCGGCAACTTGTGAGCGGAAAACGTGCTTAACACCCTTTGTTTCGGCGTCGGCAAGCATTTTCAACACGACGTACCAAGCATTTCTCTCTTGCTTGATGAGCACATCGTTAGAAAGCCTCTCAAGACCTCTGGCGACAACGTCAAGGCGGCATTTGCGCACATAACGCTTGTCAAAGCTGATTGCTGAATCAAGAGGGTAGGTCGAAACCTTGATCTCTTGGAAGCTACCAATCTGCTGAGTAGGAAGACCACCAGCTACGGTTTGCTGCCAAACCGCGAATGTGCCCTCTGGCTCACCATAATAAAGATCAACAGGAATAGATGGAGAATCATCTTCATCATAACTCATGTCTTCATAAATTGCCGAAGCAGTACCAGCTTGAAGAAGAACTTCCTGGATAACTGGAGCAATGAAAGCGGCGAATGCGTCCTGAGCTTCGAGAGCTTGAACCTTGTTGCTTGAACCCATTGCTTTGACTAATTCAACTTGCTCGGGTGTTTTTTCAAATTTAATTTTCATATTTTTTTACTTTTTGTATTTTTAAATTTATTGTTAATATTAAAGCTTGATATCAATAAGGGCAAATCCATTTGCGTCTTTTGGTCCAAGAGCTTCAGCGACACTGAGGGGACTTCCCGCAGCAACGACTTTCAATTCGCCGTTTGAAGCGTCAGAAATTGCAAGACCACTACCAAAAGCACATGCTCCACCAGCTTCATTAATACCACTGTAAAGGAAAAGTCCGCGCTTCACAACGGGCACAGCTTCACCACTGATAACAACATCGCGCTCAGCAGCCTTACGTGGTTCAAATTTTAATGGATAACCATTCTCATCAACACTTTTAACGTCTTTAAGTGTCATTCCAAGCACTCTAGCTGGAATTGTTCCAGACGGAGCTGCCGTGACTCTGCTGGCAACATTGAATCTTGCCGAAACAGTTCCACTTATGAAGCTGTCATTGCCAAAAGCGGACTGAGCAGAAAGATCAAATCCACTGCCAACTGCAGTAACGAAAGTTCCTTTGTTACCTTCGCCTTGAAGAGCGAAGAGGTTGATAACCTCGTGCTCACTATAATCTCTAAAGGGTCTAATTGTAGCCATATTTTTATTTTATTTTATTTATATTTGTTTGTTGATTTTTATTTTTACACAGAAAAAAACTTCCTGTCTCAAATTTTTTATTAATTTTAATTATTTTTTTATCTTGTTAATTCAATTTTAATTGTTTCACTGTTGAATGCCTTGGCAAATTTTTGCCTGAGCGAGTCTTCTACTACCGCACCATTAGGAACTTCAGCATCTTTGGCTTCAACTTTTTCTAAAACCTCAGCGGCTTCGTTTTGTTTTTCCTCTTGTTCGGAAGCAATTACTTCAGCAGATTTTTCGACTTCTTCAGAAGATGCGCTGCCAGAATCTGACATTTTGTCTTTGGCTGTTTTTTCTTTTTCCATTTTCATCTTCTCTTCCATCATTTTTTTATTTTTGCCTTTTGCAAAAACATTAAAAGCTTTAAACCATTTTTCAAATGCCTCTTGATCGAGTTCTTTAATTTGCTCGCCAACAACTTGGCGCTCTTCATCGTCCAATGTAAACTCCTCATCAAGCGTACTCATTCTATTTTGGAAGGTTTCTTCTTTTTCGCGGGCTTCAGCTTCGATCTTGATTTTTTCAAGTTCAGCCTTAAGTTGCTCGCCAACATTTTTAAGCTCCTCAAGTTGCAATTCAAGTTCGGCTTTTGTTTTTTCGGCTTCAGCAACGGCGTTCTCTTGAACTTCTTTTTCTTCAGCGAATTTCTCGCTAGCCTTTTTAATTTCTTCCTCGAAAAGCGCGCGAATATCTGTTGCGCAAATTTGCTTTAAGGATTCGTCGGTTAAATCTTCAATAGACTTGATAAGCATTTTATTATTTTCCTTTTTATTTTTTTCTTTTTCAAGATCGTCAGACGCGGCTAAATCTTGCTGCTCTAATTTATTTGAAATTATATTTGTTTCTACAGATTTTTCAGATATTTGGGAACTTTGTAATGAATCTTCATTTTTGGATTCATCGTCATTGACTTCCGATTCTTCTGTCTTGTTTTCTTTCTCAGGCTCCAAATCCTCTGAGCCAAAGACCTTTACGCCTTTTACATCAGCGGCTGGATTCATTGTGAACCCGATCCCGAGCGGCAAAACTTCTCCAATTAAATTTATATATAGCGGGGCTCCATCCTCGTCAACGCCCTTACCACCGAAATGCAACAACTTGTCTTTCATAGACTCAACTACTTCATCTTCGGAAAAAATAGTGGCATCGGACAAATTCAAAGAACCCTTTGCGATGTTGAAATTTTTAAAACCCATTTCCCAACTCGTAGAAATCGATAAATAAGATTCAGAAGATGGGTCGGAAGACTCTTCTAATTTCGCGGCAAATTCATCATTTACCACGCGCCAAACAAAACCACTTAAAACAACGTTGAATGGATCTTTTTTTTCCTTGACCTCATCAAGCGTTAAAGGCTTGTCCGTGCCGTATTCACTGAATCCATATCCAGTAATTAAACCTGCAACATTTTTCCTCTTATGCTCAATGTTCATTGGTTTAAATTTAAAATTCTCAACCGAAGAAAGGGCTACGTCAGTAGAAATAACCTGACCATTTTTATTAGCTCTGTTTACAACAAAGGCATTAAATGCAACACCGATTAGGTCATAATTTTTTTCTAAATCAATTGAAGAATCAAGAAAGGGTTTAAGTGAATCAATTCCAGCCTTTGCAATATTAATATCATTATCTTCTGGCAAAAATACCTTAACAGGATCAGAAGCAAAAATCGTTTCAAGCGGAAACTTAACCCTCAACGATGGAACATATTCCTCATTGACCAAAATATATGAATTTTCGAATCTAGGCATTTTTAATTATTAATTTATTGTAATAACATTTTACACAAATTTAAATTAAATGTGTTAATCTTTTGTATAAAATATTAAATACATTTTTCAACCAAAGAAGCCTCATCTTCCCTTCTCTGTATCAAGCCATCAAGATTTTTTCCAATCCAGAGTCTCTTCATGCTTCTTATTTCGCTGGCTATTTTTTTATAATCTTTTTTAACGATTAAATTTCTTACGTTTCTCATCTCCAAGCGAGAATCGCCCTTCATGCTGGTGCCACGATTAAAAACAATAGAAACAATCGCGCCGTAAGCATCATCACAAAGTTCACTCAATCCAGGAAACGCTCTTTCAGCCAACTTGGAAAACTTTGGCCAAGTCAACTCATTAAATATTTCAACAGCGTTTTCCCAATCAACAACTATCTTAGCCTCTTTTAACTTTCTAGTATATTCTTTACCAGCTTGACTAGTTTTTCCAGAAGCACCGCAAATTAAAGCAATTTGTTCGTCATCTAAAAATTCAAAAATATAATTTAGTTCGGACGGGGTATAATAAGCGCAATCTACGCCAATTGCAATAGTTGGCCCGCTTGCTCCACCTGGCCAGGTGAATGACGACAAAAATTTATCATAATATTTTTTACCCCCACCAACTTCGTGATTAAGGATCAACTTTAAAGCGTCAGGAGATGGTTGTCGAGTAGTCATCTTCTTTAGTATTGCTAGTTAATGTTTGATTAGAATTTTCGTTATATGTTTCCGATAAATTAGATGAAGCAGAAGATGAGTCATACTTCCAATCGACAATTCCTTGAACCCCAACTAAAGTGGCCACTATGCTCGCAATAGCGACTATCATATCCTTGTACATGCTAACTATTGCAGAAATATGAGGGTCAGAAGGAAAAAAGAAAAGAAATACCAAGGAAGAAAAATACATGAAAGCTATAATCCCAACAGCAACCATAGTCATTGCAAATTTCTTAGATGCCATGTGATTTACATCTTTCAGCTTTTTTAATTGTGAGCCTTCTGCTCCTTTTGGGGCAACTCCACTACGAATAAACCATGTAGCGTGCTTAATATTGTCTAAAATTTGAGATAACATATTAAAGAATTCCTTTTATTCTTAAATAAATTCCGCCGCAAATAGCCACCATCAAAATAACGATAGTTATATTTCTTTGTAATATAGCTAAATCTTTTTCAACAAGCTTTCTTTGCATCGCGTTCAAATCACGAACCATTTTATCATTATACTCCATTTGACGAATAAGTTCTTGATCCACAACTCCTCTTGCCACTATTAATTGCGCATTATCTTTTTCAATTTGTGCATAAATTTCTTTATCTTTTAATAATTGTTGATATTCTTCAGAACTAACAACTACCAAAGTATCATTTTTATACTTCTCGGGCACAACTATAACTCTTTGTTTATTAATAATAGTTGGAGTCGCTTTACTACTACTAGTAATATTATCTATATTTTTCTTGTAAATAGACTGTACATCTATTCTGCTCTTTGGCGGCTTGACAAGCCTTGTTGACTCTGTAGAATATTTATCCGCTAAATCTATCCTGGCTGACTCCAAAGAATCTTTGGTAGCGTATACAACCCTTGATAATGCCTCTGACTGTTTTTCAGTATAAACTGTGCAACCTGAAAAAATAAAAATTAAAAAAAATACTATACGATTAATATTCATTTTGAAATGGCTAATTCGATTTAGCTCTTTCCAATGCTCTAATTCTAGTTTCATGATCCGCCAAAAGTAAATCATGCCTCTTGTCAGTTTCATAATTTGCTTCCATTCGTATCAACACTTCTTCTATTTTTCCGATTCTCCCACTGAGAACATCATTAGCCTCTTTAAACTCATCGCGCGAAACAAACTTTGTTCCAAGAAAAGCAACAGATAAAAGTGCAAAAACGGTCAGTAATTTCAACCCAATATCAAAATATTTCACAACATCAATATCTTGGACTTTTGACTTGTAGCTAAAATTTTTATCTTGAGTTTGCATATTATTTAATACACAATTTTATTCATTGTATCTTTATTTATTTGTAAAAATAAATGTCAACCGAATTCTGAAAATTAACAGGGGCAATAGCACTATCGGGAGCATTAATCCCAATTGAAACCAAGTCTCCAGCATCAACTTGTATTTCTGGATTAATATTTCCAGAGTAGTTAAATAAACCACTTGAACCAGACACCTTAATAGAAGAACTAATAACCCCAGTGGTACTTTTGGTATTATTTATAAAGTATCCAGTATAATCAACATCTGCTGGATTTCCCGTAGTAGCGCAATATGCTGACCATGCGGCTTTTTTGGCGACAATTTTTTCCATAATTGTCACTCTTCTATTCGCAATATCAGACGATGGAGGTAACTGCAGATTAGAAAAATATAATAAACCGCTAGCTATTGATGAAGAAGGACTATGATAAAAACTAATTGTATTAAAACCAATATCATCTCCAGTTATCATTAAGCCTGTTCCATTGACAGCAGGCCTTTGACTAAATATAGCCAGTCCAGAAACGTCAAGAGAAGCCTGTGGATTTTCATTATTTATACCAACTAACCCAGATGAAACAAATAGCGTGCTTGCCGCTCCTGGGTTAACAGATACGTTAAGTTCACTAGCGAAAGTTTTAACTCCACTAACAACTTGGTCGCCAGTGGTGTAAACCAAATTTTGAATACCTGTGATAAAACCGCTAGGATTGCTTCTAGGATACAGTGACAAAGTATCAGCGCTAGTAATGAAACCGCTCGGATTACTTATTGGATACAGGTTCGATAAATCTACTTCTCCATTCAACAAAACCCCAGTTCCGTTAACCGTTGGTCTTTGTGAAAAATTTGAAGATCCTGATACATCAAATGAATACTGTGGATTTTCATTGTTGATGCCTACTTTTCCAGACTCAACATGCAGTACCGCAACTTGCCCTGCTCCAGTAGACTTTACGTAAAGTTCGTCCGCAAATGTTTTAATGCCTCTGATAGTTTGATTTCCACTTGTATAAACTATATCATTAATTCCAGTAATATAGCCACTTGGATTGCTAGAAGCATAATAACTTCCAGATGGCTGCTTTGAGTCAAGCGAGTTTTGCAAACCAGATACATCCGCAATAGCCAATCCCCTTCCCTTCCAGAGGCTGCCATCTCTAAACAAGAACTGACCAGACACTGCTCCAGTTACAGCAACATCATGCAGCTCATTAAGCTCATAACCATTTTGGACTTTGACAAAAACTTCACCATTATTATTTGTTCTAGTCACAACTCCAAGATAAACTAAATGGTTCGGAGCAACTGGTTTATTAGCTGAACCGTAAATTAAATTGCCAGTTGGACCAAGCCATATTGGATCTCCAGCAGCGGCAGAACCAACATTGAAATTAGACAATAATCCATCAGTGATAACTGTGCCAAAGGCATTTACCGCTAAACTATCCTGGTATATTAAACCTAAAGTTTTTGAAGAAGAGGCTTCTCCAGTGCTTGAGGCAAGACCAACAAGAATATTCCCACCAGCCGCACCATTGATATAAACCGGCTGACCCTTATAAAGAGTTCCAGTATGATTATTTTTAATATTTACTTGAGCCGAATAAACCACTCCGCTAATAATAGTATTATTTTGAACTTCACCTTCTAAAACTACGCCAGTCCCATTGACAGTTGGTCTTTGAATAAAGTTTTTAATCCCACTAATTATTTGATCGCCAGTGGTATAAACCAAATTTTGAATACCCGTAATATAACCGCTGGGATTATCATTTGGATAGAAATTTGATATGTCAATATCTCCGCTTAGCATTATTCCAGTAGTATTTACAATTGGGCGCTGACTAAACAATGCCAAACCTGAAACATCAAGTGACGCCTGTGGATTCTCATTATTTATACCCACTGCGCCAGACAATACATACAAAGTGGAAAGACCTAGCATCGGTCCAGCTTCTAAACCTTGTTCGAAAGTTTTTATTCCAGAAATAATCTGGTCCCCAGTTGTATAAACTAAAAATTGAGCACCAGTTACAAAATTCGACGTGTCGATACCAGTTATGAAACCGCTCAGGTTATCATTCGTATAGAAATTCGATATGTTAATATCGCCACTCAATAAAACCCCAGTACCGTTTACAGTCGGACGCTCGCTGAATAAGATTGAGCCAGAAACGTCAAGTGATGCCAGCGGATTTTCATTATTAACGCCGACAACTCCAGAGCCAATATATAAAGTAGAAACGCCAACCGTAAAACCGGCGTCCAAGCCATCTGGAAACTGTTTTCTGCCAGAAATTACCTGATTGCCAGTTGTATAAACGAGATTATCTATACCAGTAATAAAACCGCTCGGGTTATCGTTCGTATAGAAATTCGACGTGTCAACGCCAGTAATGAAACCGCTCGGGTTATCGTTCGTATAGAAATTCGACGTGTCAACGCCAGTAATGAAACCGCTCGGGTTGTTATTCGTGTAGAAATTCGACGTGTCAACGCCAGTAATGAAACCGCTCGGGTTGTCGTTCGTGTAAAAATTAGACGTGTCAAGTTCTCCGTTAAGAAGAACTCCAGTTCCATTAACAGTCGGTCTTTGACTGAACAACGCTGATCCAGAAACATCCAATGCCCCCTGCGGGTTTTCGTTATTGATGCCAACTGCACCCAAAGGCGAAACATATAAGGCGGACAAGCCTAATCCAGATCCGACCTCCAACCCTTGTTCAAAAGTTTTTATACCAGAAACAAGTTGATCGCCCGTTGTATAAACCAAGTTTTGGATACCAGTTATGAAGCCACTCGGATTGTCTTTCGTATAAAAATTCGAGGTGTCAACGCCAGTGATGAAACCGCTCGGGTTATCGTTCGTATAGAAATTCGACGTGTCAATGCCAGTTATGAAACCACTTGGATTACTACGCGGGTACAACGCGGAAAGATCACCAGTGATGTAGCCACTTGGATTACTAATCGAATACAGTCCAGATAAAATACCAGTTAAGCCACTAACATCAGTGTATTCTATTGTTTTATTTTTCCAAATTCCATCACTATCAAAAAAAAGATAATTCCCACTCACTGCGGAATTTATACTTACGTCGTGAAGCGCCACTAAATGCTCGCCAGCATTCACATTAACATAAATAGATCCATCGGCGATGCCCTTTTTAACACAGTATCCAATTAAAACGGCGGCGTTTGGAGCAGAAGGTTCTACATTTGTTATTTGCCCATAAGAGGCAGCAGATAAATATAATCTTTCACCCTCTAAAAAACTATCGGTATTCAGCCCGTCAATAGTTCCATGAATAACGACGCTTCCGTATCCATTATTGAGTATATTTTCCAGCGCGACGCCGATCACTTCGGAATCATGAGCCAAACCAGCAATAGCCTTGCCGACAACTATGGTTGATCCTTCAGCCCCGGCTATGTAGACGGCTTCGCCTTTGTATATTGTTGTTCCAGCTCCGTTGTAAACGGTTTGCAATAAAAATTCTGAACTTGTAATTTGCTGATCAACCCAATGAGTGTCGTAATTATTGTTACTCTGTTTAGCAAGAATTTGACCAGTAGTTCCGCCAACTGGCAAGCCGCTTGCCGCTCCAGTTATTGAAACGCTACCCGCCTGAGTAGAAATACTTCTTTCAATGCTAAGTATGGATTGATTAATCATTTTTTTATTAATTTTGAGCAGTCAATCCCGCCCAGAATTTTCCATTACCACTTGATATAGCCCTAACCTCAACCATTGGAGTTGTTAAATAGGTTGGCTCAGCATATCCAGTAGTTAGACCAGTAAAACTATAAAAGTTAACCCAACTATTTTCAAAAAATGGGCTTTTGTATTGAAGGGTCACAGATCCAGCGCCACTTGCGTAAGCAGTAAATCCAACATTCCTTGCTCTTGCAATATTTACAGATTCACCAGTGAATGGAGCCTGTTCGCCGGTTAAAAGAAGTTTTGTTTGTATAAGAAAATGATCCATAATATTACTACTACACTTTATTTTAAATTAAAATTCCACTTTTTAATCTGTTTATTGACCTTCTCATTAAAGCCATTTCCATAAATTGGCATTCATCTGGGCGGATAGACCAAATTTCTCCAGAAGGCGTAACATTTCCGTTTTGATCAACTGATTCATCCCATTTATCATAACACAGCATTCCTATATCAAAGGCGTTTAAATTATGGGCATTGAACTTCTCATAAATATCTTGCGCAATATGACCAATGTGCCATCTGGCTCCAGACAAACCTTTCTGAGCAACAGAATCTTTAAATTTATATCTAGTATAATCAACCTCTTGCCAAGCGTCCAACCAAGAATCTGGAATTTCTGATATTTCTGTCTTTAAATTTCTATCAGAAGTATTTATTGCTGCAGCGCCTGCAAATACCTCCTTCCATCTAACTGAGGAAGATCCTAAATTTCTTATGGCAGTAGTGCCAGCTGGTCCAAAAGAACCACTCGTCATTGTATAGTTAGTGGCTCCAACTGGGAAATTGAAAGATATTGCATGGCTAGCATTGCTCACGCCTAAATTTAAAGTCGTACCATCTGAAGCATTCAAAGAATTTCCAGAAAATCCACCCTTAAAAGTTGAAGCGCTTAATACATCAGTTGACGGATTATATGAAAACTGTGGATCAGTATTTAATGACTGATAATTGCTTGAATTTTCAGCTGCAAAGACAGGATACATTGTCGCGCTTGAACCTTGACTTCCGGTTATGTAAACGCCAGAGGCATTAAATGCCATTGATGCAGTACCAGTAATATTACCATAAAAAGTTTGCGCCGTCAATGCGTTCTCGTTTGGGTTATAAAAAAGTCCAGAATTTACGCTCAATATTTGAAAGCCACTGGCGTTTGCGACCGCGAAGGCTGGATACATCTGCGCGTTTAAATTTTGACTGCCGCTTGTGTAAACTCCAGACGAGTTTACTGCGCGCAACGCATCTCCACTCAAATTCCCAGAAAAAATTCTAGAATTAACAGTTTGTGTGGAAGCATTATAGCTAAATCCAGTATGCATTTGCATATTCTTGAAGCCATCTCCGGTACCTTCTACAAAAGTCAAATATCTATTTGAATTACCAGTTATGCCGCTAGTGTATACAGGGTTTATTTGACCACTATAAAGCACGCCACTTCCCCCATTGCCACCTACCCTAATTCCACTTGTGAAAGTTTTTACACCTAGCACCACTTGATTTCCAGAAGTTGTCACAAATCTGGTTTTCAACTTGTCTGCAAAACCCGTGGAAGAGGTTAGGTCAAAAGTAAAAGTAGAGTTCCTAAATTCCACATTACAATTTTCAAAAAGCGATTTATTTAAAAAGTTGCCAGTCCCAGCAAATGTTTTTTCACCATATATTAAATCATTCCCATTTATCCCAATTACTTCATCCAATCTCGCCAACCCAACGCCACTAACAGACGGCCTGTTGACAAAAGTTTTTTGACCACTTATGGATTGATCACCAGTTGTATAAACCAGTCTTCCGGTTGCCAAATCCGAATATTTAACAGACTGACCTGATAAATTATAAAAACTTCCCGTGGGCGCGAAATATCCAGATCCATACTGCCCAACCAAGACGGGAAAATCTGCATCAATTTGTTTTAATTTTATTTTATTAATAGCCATAATTTATATTACAATTTGCTGTGATAAAGAATAGCTGCAGATCTTATATCCAATCCGTGTTCGGATGCTAAATTATCTATCTTGTCGTATACTTCTGGATTGGATTTGGAAGGATCCTCAATGTAAGAACTTAAAATCTCTTCCCATTTATTGAAATCTTCATTTTGAGCTATTAAAATAGACAAATCTGAAACTATTTCATTTTGCTGTTTATTTAATTTTTTAATATTAAATTTGGCTTTTAAAATAGACTCTATTTTTTTCTCCATGCTTGTCAAAGAAGAAACTATTTTCTTCATCTTTTCGCAGCTAAATTTATTGTTGTTATCGTGTTCTTTTTTCAAAAATTCAGATGCGGAAACTTGTTTTCTTTGAGTGCTTTGCTTTATTCCAGTTGTTCCAGATGGTCTGCCAGATTCTCCAGCTGGATTTTTACTCCCGCCGCCGCTGGAAACTCCAGCCGCCTCCTTCGGCGCTCCAATCAACGGCTGATAATACCCCCTCTCTCTTAAATCTTTGTATTTCTTTTGAGACTCAAGGCTCTCTTCAGAGGTTGGTAATCTACCTGTTTGAAAAACATCAAAACCCTCTTCAGGTGTCAATACGCCCAATTCTATAAGTCTAGAATAAACCCTGCTCATCAAAACATTGTCTTCAAAATCAACATCTTCCAATTTTGGAGTTGGAATCTGTTTAAATCCAAGAGCTTTTCCAACCTCTTTCATTTCTGGAATCAAAAAGTCTCGTAAAAACTTTTCTCTTCCGTATTTCAATCTTGCGAAAAATACTTTAACTTTAATAGATGTATTAGAAAATTTTTCCTCTCCAAAAAGAATGCTATTCAATCCCATTCTTATATCATTATCTAATATTTCATACTTTTTTGGATCCAATAAATTACCAATATCTGGAATTACAAACTTAGCATTTGTAGTATAATCCGCCACGAGAACTTTTCCAACGCTTTGGTTTTCAAAAAGCTTCCTCATTGAAACAAGATTTTGCGCGCTAGGCATTCCAACCTTTTCATCGCCCATAGTTATCATCAACACCGCCTGCTGAACGGATCTGGCAATAGCTTGATCTATTTTTTTAAGCTCTAATTTTGAATTTATATCTTCCAGAACGGCAAAGCCCATTGGCACAGAAAGAGGCTCATAATTTTGTTTTTTATAGAAAACTGCAACCAGCCTGTCTTTGTCAAGCTCCAATCCAACGTTGTTTAACCCTGATGGTAATGCTTTTGACTGCTTGCTCTTGTTTTTGTCGATTATCTTTTTGATTTCTGGTATTTTTTCCGCAATCTGCCTGTCGGATTCCGTCTTTGGATTTATTAAATTTTGCAATTCGTAATCATTCAACATTTTTACATATACATTATCTAAAAAAGAAGAAGACGTGATAATATTAATATCAGCCGGATTTAAAATTATATATTTTACAGGAATAGCAGAAGAATTATCTTCAATCTTGGCAGATTCAGCCCCGAAAGCCTCCTGGATTTTCATCATGTTATCCCTTCCAAAGTCAGCTCTAAATTTGTAGATAAATATATTGCCGCTTCGATAAAACTCTCTATAGAACTGATCCTGCAAATCCCAAGAATTTATTTTTTGCAACCATAAATAGAAAAATTTACGACTTTGCTCGTTGCCCCCTGTTAAATAAATATCAGAGAGACTAAATTCAGTCATCAAATCTATCGTGTTTCTAAAAATCGGTACATTCCAATAAGCCTTTTGACAAAGTACTATTGTGTCTTTCGCAGATATGTTAGAATCATAATTTCCCCTGCCGCTTCCATAAATAAATGGAACAACGCCCCTTTCAAGGTTGGAGAATCTATCGGTTTTAGTAATTGACGAAGAAGAATTTCTTCTCATGCCGGTCTCGCCTGTTCTTTCACAAGATGAGGCGCTTGCTATACTTAAATTGTCGTCCAAGCTAGCCATAACGGCTTCAGGTAACTCTATTCTTTCTTTTTTTACAGAAGCCTTAGACGCCTGTTGATCAAACAAATTGTTTTTTTCTGCTTTTTGTCTAGCCATTAATGTTCCTTTATTTTAATTAATTAAATTATCAGCCGCAATGATATTATTATATAATTCTACACGTTTTATAGAAAAAAAGGAGTAAAATTGTATTTTGGCTTCTCGGCTTTTTCTGAATTAAGATCAAAATATACTTTAACAGCCCAATTACCAAGCATTAAAGTAGAATAATTATCCTTTCTTGGCTTGTTTGCAGTTGTCAATCTTCTAAGGTGACTTGGAAGGTCAAAACTCTGAGTTCCTCGATTTGTAGAAGAAACTTGAATTAGCGCGCATTGATCTTTTGTATCTTTTATAATGAAGTCCTGTTGCTCCATGAAATCTCTAACGCCAAGCTTGGTTCTTTCCAAGGCATCCTCAGGCGCGTCGTCTATACCTTTTGGATAAATATACTCTATCGGGATATTCAAAGAAAACATTTGGTTAACTATATCTGGGTGAGCACATGACGCACTGGCAAACCATACCCTTTTATGATCAATACAGCTTTGAAGATACCCATTAGCCCTTCCAATAAATGAAGATGTAAAATACTGCTTAATACATATCGACTTTGTATCTAAATTATATTGAGCTTTGGCTTCTTTCAGCATTTCGTTATATTCATCACCCTCCTTGTCCGAGTTAAATTCAAAAAATCCAACCTTCATTCCCTTGGCTTTAAATATGGCAGACCCATTAGCAGCTTCTATAAATTGATCGCCACCAGCGTTATCAATTATGACAAGATGAATATTAAAATGCGTTAATAAATAATAAAAATATTTTATGTGATCTTGTATGCTGGCTCCAGCCTTTTGATAGCCATGAACGTAGACAGATGTTGAATCTTCCTCATTAAGTTCAAGAACCGCCATCGCAAAATAGTCAGAACTTTTTGACGCACTGAAACTTGGATCTATTGCCAAGACATATTTTTTATCTTTATCTCCCACTATTTTAGTGGTTGGGTATTGACCATTAGGCACGGTGCATAATGTCATCTTTTTTGGAGAAAAGTAACCATCCCCACCATCAACAAATCTGGCGCAATACTCTCTGAGAAAAGCCGAATGACTAATGCCCCCGCTTTTAGCCAATTGAATAACGCCTTGATCAATCATGTGTTCAGGAAGCGATTCATAACTCATTTGCGAAACGAAATAAGTAGAATTTTTCATCGCCTCCATTCTGTCTTCACCAACTTTTTCTGAATCCGACAATATATTTGGATCTCTGATAATATCAGACCATATAGAATACAACTCAAACAAATATTCAAAAGTATAACTAGCAGAACTCAATGTTATCATCTTGTTCATGTTTTTAAATATTGTTCTATCTTTTTCTTGCATTCTGCCAGATTTTATCATCTGATCCTCTACTTCTCTCACTTTGATTCTTTCTGCGACATCAAGCGGAGAACTCATGAACGGCATAAGAACTCTTTCAACAATATCCTTTGGCATCAAAAGAAATTCGTCGATAATCAAAACAGATGCGCGATAGCCTCTAGTATTTTCTCCGCCAAGAGGTATAGCGGTTATAGATCCACCATGCGGCAGTTCAACCGGATAAACATATTCATCATTTCTTTTAATTGGGTCTTTAAAGCATTGTTTTGCTAAAGTTCCATCTTTTGCATTCAGCATCTTATCTATCTCCATAAATAATCTGCGAGATGTTCTGAAGTTAGCAGAAGCTATAAGGATTTTAGTCCCTGGTTCAAATATACATTGCAATATGCAAAAAACAGCGGCGCAAAAACTTTTTGAAGCGCCTCTACCCCATGTTAACATACTAAAATTCCTATTAAACATGGCTTTAATAGTTATTTCTTGGTATTTTTCCAACTTGATCCCAAGAAAAAGCTCAGTAGTTAAACCGATATTTGCTTTTAAAAATTTTGCAAGTGTTATTCTGGCGGTGGCGTCATCCATTTCTCCACGCATTTCCGCTAATTGCTCGTTGAAATGCTTGTCTGGAATTATAATATCTTGATTGCCTACTTCCCACATATACTAAATAAGTTTATGATCCAATAAATATTGAAAATCTAAATTTTTAGCATCTTCAGCGTCCATGGATAATATTTTTGGAATCAAACTGGAGGATTCCGCTCTCCCTCCAGAAAAACAAAATTGTATATTTTCTGGGAAATTTTTACACACCTCTCTGAATCTGTGAAATATAAAATCAGTAGAAGCCTTTGCAAATTTGCCAGTTCTTGAATACGAAAATGATAAAAATTTATTAATATCACACTCAGTAACAACAACTATATATCCACCCACTGATTTAGCCCTCTCCACTTCTCTATTAAATCTTTCAAATCCAGAAGATAAGGTTGAAACTAAATCGCTTAAAGATTTTCTTTCCACAGCGAGAATTCCGTCGCATGAGTAATCGCCAAAATCTAATTTTTGATTAATTATGCTATAATTTTTCAATTTTATGGGTTTTTGCTCCCTTGTGTCGATTGTTATGTTTTTCTTATGAATAAAATTAAATTTTAATTCATTTTTATTATAATTATATCTTCTTTTTAAGCCTGTAGATTCTATGAATTCATTTAGATTATCAAAGAAGAACTGATAAGTCTTTATCGAAGGGAGGTATGATATTGTTCTCATTTCGGAAGATGAGGGAAAATAGCATACACTTTTTAATTCAGAATGCGAAATAATTTTATACAATAGAAAATCTTTTGCAGAACCGTCTTTTTCAACTTTTAGCCAGGCTAGCATATTTTTTTTATTCACAAAGTCTGTCAATAAATACTGTTCAAAACTTTTAAAATTAATAACTTCTTTTGTCAATAAATCACGCTTGTTAATATTAAATTTACAGTACTGATCTATCTTCAATTCGTGAACTTGTTTTATATGCTTGATAAATTCATCCTTGTCTTCAGACGAATATCCACAGTGAGACTCTTTACATAAAAAATCCATAAATCAGGTATTAAATATTTCTTTTGGGTCAATCCCGCGAATAATTGCCTTAAACTCATCCACTGAAGATAATTTTTCAACCTCTTCTTTCAGCGCCTCTCTTTGTCGCTCTGCCAAAGCAATCATTCTCTCCCTATTTTCCTCCTGCTTCCACGCATAAACCAAATTAAGAATAGATGCGTTTTCATTTCTTCTTTCCTCTATTCTTTTGGACCTATTAACGGTCAAACTTTTATACAGCTTATCTTGCCTAGAAATACATTGATTATATTCGGTTTGAGCATTATTAATAGCCTCGTTCAAACTCATGCTTATTTTTTTACCATCAGACTCCGAAGCCATATCGTCCAAAGCGTGCCGCAGATAATCTATTCTTCTTTGAATATCAGCAGCTATTACAACTTCATTTGACAATGTTATAAACTGGTCAAGCTCCTCCTGGGTCAAATCATCCTTATCATGCGTATAACGTATAAAAGCATCCTCGAATAATTCTCTATCCTCAAGCCTTGAGTAACTATTAATCTGGTAAAGGAACCTAAAAATTTTTAAATAAGAAGCGAGCGATTCGACGCATTTAATTTGCGCCCTTTTCAACAATTCTTCTTTCCATCCATAGTTCAAATATTTATTTATTCTCGCTATAACTTGAATAAAAGTAGCCGGAGGTCGATACTGCTCAGTTGCAACTTCTGGTCGCTTTAAATTGTTGGAAGGATTGTAAACAATTGTTTCAAATTCACCAGAATCACTAATTCTTAGGCTTTTTCTATCTTCCTCGTTGCTCAATAATTTAACATATTCACTCACGGCTCTATGCTCTTGATGAAGCGCGCTTATTTTTTCATCATT